CTACCATTACAAATGAGATGATACTCAAAACATTTGCTATCTTGTTAAACATGATTAAATTTGCATTAATTAAGGCTATGTCTGTTATGACAATAGCCGTATTATTTTTAATTATAGGCTTATCACCTCTATACGTCACTTTAGGCTTAATGCAACGTCAGATGATTAATAAAACTAATTAGATTCTTCTGTCTCTTCTTCTTCTGGTTTTAGAATATCTTCTATAGCAGCGATACCACCTTTTAGTTCAAATATCCTTTGCTTGCAGTTTTCTACAACTTGATTTGCCTGATTAAAATTATTTACTACCTGTTGTAGTTCAGAGTTAAGAGCTTCCAGCTTTTGCTGTGGATCGACTGCCATAAAAAATAAATAGTTACAGATATTATATTAAGTAGCTTCCAACGATGCAACTTTAGCTGATAGATCCTTTATAGCTTCTACCAATACACCTATTAATCCACTGTATTGTAAGGTTTTATTACCTTCAGAACCATGAACAAGTTCTGGAAATACTTTCTCTACATCTTGAGCTATAACACCCATTGAAGATGATGTTGAATTTATAAGATTATATTTGTAACCTGTTATCTGTTGTATTTTTTCAAGTGTATTGGTTAAAGGTTGAATATCAGATTTCAAGGCAATATCAGAAGTTTCTGAAACTGTGCCTGTTACAGTCACTCCCGATGAAGTTGTCTTAAGCTTTTCTACGTTGTCATGATATATCCTTACTTCTGAGTTTTCATCTGCTGCTATCATATTCTCATTATTAGCAGCATTGTTGATCCTTAAAGCATTACTCGCTATCTGAAGTTGACCTGTTCCTGTGTCATTAATGATGCTATTAGAGCCATCGTGATAAATTTGTAGGTCACTACCATCTCCAAAACGAGCTTTACCATTATCTTCTAAATAAAGATCAGCTTGATTGTCAATGTATATGTAATCATTAACGTATAACTGACCACTTACTAAAGCTCCATAGTTTGCTGTCTCAAACTTTTTACTGTTGTCGAAATGTAGTTCTACTCTTCCGTTTGGAACACATAGTACAGAATCTTCGCCTGATAATGGTTGTATTTTTATTGGTTCACCATTATAGGTTCCAGTGTTATTTCTAAGAAAAAGTGCACCAGTTTGATTATCTATCCTAGAGTGAGATCCATCGTGATAAATTTGTAAGTCATCACCAGCCCCAAGCGTTAATCTTCCCGTATCATGTTTAACTTGTAAATACTGACCGCCAGGTATATTAACACCTGATGCGGTTGTTTCTAAACGCTCTACGTTGTCGTAATAGAGTTTTACTCCTGCATTTTCATCACATTCAAGTTGAGTTTCTGTACCTGCTGCATTGTTTACATCAAAGCCAGCAGCATAAACTTGAACATGAGTACCATTAGATTTTAAAATTAATTTCCCAGTTCCAGCATCTTCTACATAAGAGTCGGTTCCATTATGGTAAATTTGTAGGTCACTACTATTTCCAAGTCTTAATCTTCCATAAGAAGAACTAGTACTATCCTCTAAATTTAGATTACCAAATACGCTACACCCTTCAGAATAAGTATGGAATTTTTTACTGTCATTATGATATAGCTCTACTGCTCCGTTCTCTATAAACTTAGCCATATGTTCAGTATTATCAGAATTGACTATTGAAAGAAAATTAGTTTGTAGTTTTAAATCACCTGTACCAGTATCAACAATTCTACTATGGCTTCCATCGTGATAAATTTCCAAGTCATTGCCCGTTCCAAATCTTATCTTTTGATTATCAACCAGATCTACATTTGTAGTAAGATCTGCTCCTATTATCGTTCCATCTTTAATTCCTTTTGTAGTAATTTGTGTTAATGCCATTTACTTTGCCTCCAATGCTTCAATTCTACCAATAGCTTCCTGTAATGCAGCTACAAGTAAAGGCACAAGTTTACTTTGATCTATTTGTTGGTAGACAGGATTATTATCTGAATCAACTTGATCTTTTGTTCCTGTGATAGCTTCTGGTACTGATGATGTTACCTCATGAGCAAAAAATCCATCTACTATTTTGCTTGCATCAGCTTTAAAATTAAATCTATATGGTTTAAGAGTTTTTAATCTTGTAATACCATCAGATATTGCAACAGCATTTTCTTTTAATCTGTAATCAGAGGAAGTGTTATAAACAACAGAAGATCCACTTTTAGCAATAGTAGCGAGTACTGAAGCATTACCACTATTACCTGATCTAAATTCAACTAATGATCCATCATTAGAATTTCTAGAGATTTGTACGGTTTCACCAACTGCATCACGACTAAATACGGCACTATCACCACCTCTTATCGAATGACCGTTGCCTGTGTTTCCAACAGATGTGCGACCAATAAGTATAGCCCCACCAGAATTTATACGCATGCGTTCTGTTACTCCACCACCATTAGGTCTTGTTGCAAAACGCATACAGTTAGCTGTATTACCTACAGTGCTGTTTTCTTTTACACAACTTATAGTGCCACCAAAAGTACCACCGCCACTGCCACTGCTACCATTATGATTTAGAAACATAATTCCAGTACCAGTGTTCTCAGCACCACTTGTTGCACCAGTTTGTATCGTTATTGTTTGAGTATCATCTATTGGTTGTACACCTGTGATAGTGTCTTTTATTGAAAGCACAGATGGAGTCGAGGTCGTCCGAATTCCCACATGACCAGACGAAGTTATACGCATATGCTCATTGACAACATTACTTGAATTTCTATTACTAAATGTTGTAGCTGTTTCTGCTGAACTAGAATCAGTTGATACCGATTTAATACGAGTTATAGCTGAAACATTATTGTTGTTATTCACACCAATAATAGTTAATTGACCAGCAGTACCAGTGCTTGTTGCTTCAATAGTTATACCAGAGTCATCTACCACGCTAAGTCTTGTTGTTGGACCTGTTGTTCCGATCCCAACTTTTCCAGACGAATCTTGAAATAGCCCTGTAGTTAAACTTGGATTACCTGTTATAACTTTAAAAGTTTGTCCGATAATATCTATAGGGGATCTTCCAGAAGTGTTTCTATTAAAAGAATTTAATTCATTAGTGCCAGAAGAATGACTAAATTCAAAACCTTCTGCACCACTATTAGATACTACAAATTTAGTTGATGGGCTTGAAGTACCAATACCAACATTTCCGTCACCCCTTACAACCATGTGAATATTATTTTCATCGTATCCTGTTAAATATGCTGTATAGTAACTACTATCATTACCAGCCCTAAGAAATAAACCATTACCTGCGGTATTATCGGCTCTTGCTTGCATTGCCCATTGACCACTACCAGCAGAAGAAATAACATTAAATTGACCTGTTTGACTGCTTGGTGCACCGCCTACCGCAGCTGTTGTCGTTCCAATACCAACTCTTCCAGATGAATCTATACGCATTTTTTCAGTGCCACTTATTCCAAACCTATGCTCAGAAGCATTAGTTGATAAAGGTACATAAGCATTATTTGCTCTATCATAATTAGTAAAATTATTTACTCCACTATCATTAGGTAACATTGCAAATTCAAAACCACCACCATCTGAAATTTTAAATTTAAAACTATTATCAACAGTAGTTCCTATAAGCACCCTTCCAGTTGTAGTTATAGTTTGACTTCCAAAATTAGGAGAAACTTTTGTACCTGCTATCGCTGCACTTGCATTTATATCAGCATTTACAATCGCTCCATCTACTATCTTTGCACTCGTAACACTATTGTCTGCTGGTTCACTCACTCCTAAACTTTTAAATGTAAGAATAAAAAAGTCTGCTCCTGTTTCTGGTGCGTCACCCAAGATAATATCCGTTCCATCAACACTAAATCCTTCGCTAGGTTGACCTGTACCTGCTACTGGTTTCTGTATAACACCATTAATGCTTACCAATAACTGCTGTGCTGATACAGAAGGAGGAGAGGACAAGGTAAATCTAAATGCAGATCCATTGAATGTTGCACTACCACCACCTGTTCCAGAAGATGAACTTAATGTATTTATTGCAATATCACTACCACCACCAGCTATCTCCGCAACAGATCCATTATCCATTTTGGTAAACAATTTACCAACATCAGTTCTTATCGCAACTTCTCCTACAACAAGATCATTTGCAACTGGATCACTTCCTGATCCTCTCTTATGTTTAATTACATTAGCCATGAGCTATAACCTCCTATAGATTAATAGCTACCGCCATCTATGGTTATACCATCAAATGTTGTTAAATTAATAATAGAACCTCCTGTTATTGCAACATTATTAGCATTTTGAGTTGCCATAGTACCAAGTCCTAATGTAGTACGGGCAGCAGCAGCATCCGCATCATCTATCAAAGTTTTTGCATAGTTAGAAAAACCAAGATTAGTCAGTGCAGCAGTAGCAGAGGTAGCACCTGTACCACCATCTCCCAAAGCAAGCGTTCCAGTTATAGAGGTTGCATCAAGTTTTACGGCTATCTTTGCAGATTCAATAACAAGACCACCATTGGTTTTTAGATCAGCAGATAATGTATTACCAGATTTAGCGATACCATCACCAGCTATTATCTGACCAGCACCAGAAAATTGTGCAAATGTTAAATTATTTGTTCCAACAACAGCAGATCCAGTATCAGAAGTACAAGTAAATCCATTCTCAGCATTTACTGTTCCCTGTTCTACAAAAACAAAGGCACCAGCAGCGTTAGAACCAGTTGCCATATCTGTTGTTCTTGATGGTGCTCCCGAAGCATTTACGTTATAAATACCGTTTTGTGAAGCAGTGGTCTGATCTTTAATTAATATTCGATCTCCAGTTTGTAATGTTACTCCATCTATGGACTCACCATTAGCAAACGCACTGGATAATGTACCATTAGCAGTAGTTGTAGCAACAACAGAATCCTTTACTTTTAATCCTTGAGCAACACCATCTACATATCCTTTATTAGCAGCATCAGCATCACCTGTAGGATCTGCCAAGTTTGTAATCTTTTGTGAGTTAAATGATACTGCACCAGTAGGAGCAGCCATCTGAGACAAGGTGTTTGTTCTTACTCCAGTATCAAAATCACTGATTTTTGTATGAGCAAGGGAAGGAATATCATCACTTACTAAGACTCTGAATGTAGGAGCAGCATCACTTCCAGTAGTCGGTCCTGATAATACTTTATTAGCATTTTGTACTGTATCTTTATCAAAGAAACCACCTTTACCACCTATTTTTATAACACTGGTAGCTGAACCTCCAGCACCTCCAGTACCTTTACCAATAAAAAGGGTTTCAGTTCCTTCCGTAAAAGCTAATTCTGCATTAGCTAATGAAGTTGGTGCTGACGATCCAGTAGATCTTTTAATTCTTAAGGTGTTTGCCATGTTAGAAGTTTCCTCCGTCTACTAAATTTTCGATGGTGCGTGTTTGATCTGCCTTAAATGTACCAGCAGATGAGTCAAAGTAAACTATTGAATTATTTACTTTATTGTTGTCATTAAGATCTGTACTACTTGTGGCAAAAGATGGTCCTCTCGGACCTCTAGTAGCAATAGTTACTACATTAGTTTCACCATTAACTGTAACGGTATTTTTTTCCGTTGTAATGTTTACAGAAGTCATGCAGTTGTGTAACCTTCACTCATAAATATTGTACCTTCTAAATAATATTCTTTCACTCCTGCTGAATCAATTAATAACACATCATATTTTAATATGTCAGGAGTAAAGGTTGTAGTTTGTGCAACTGTTAAACCAATTAATACTGATCCAGCAACTCTATCTGTATATGCAACAGAAAAATCAGCAAATTTTGTAGTGCGTGTCTCCTCCCAAACTTGTGCTGCGACAGTAAAGCCTGTTAAATTTATTGGATCATTATTTGAGTCCTTAAATAAAAGAGGAATATTATGATCCGATCTCCTTTGGAGGGTGAAGTTATATGTACCTGGTTCGATTGCCATTAGCTGTGTGAAGATTCATAAGGTGATTTACCAAGCATATCAGTTTTCCATTGTGCTTTTAATGCAGCCTCATCTGTAGCTGCTTCTATAGCACTATCAGCAGGTGCATCCCTTAAAGCCTGTTTTTTGGCAACAATATCAGTTGTATTAGCTCCTGTCTCCAATGCTTTTTGAAACTCAATATCAAGTTCTGCAAGTTTATCTTCTCTTGCAAACCTAATATAAGCTTTATGAATTTTTTTAGCTTTCGCCATATCTATTTTAATAATACTCATTCACCAACTCCATCTGTAAGATTTGTTTCATCAACAACCCAAGCATCACGAAAACTACGATCTGTTGGAATATCAGAATCTTCTACTATCTTATATTTTTTTCCTGTTGGTACATCTTTTTTTGCAATCTCTTCAACAGTGAAGTTTTTTCCTGTTGCTAAATTAATCTCAGTTGTAATCGGATTTATAATAGCAGCAATACCATCTTCATTTAAATAAATAATTCTGCTCATCTTACCTCACTAACATCATTGTTACTGTTGAATTATAAGAGTTTAAATCATAGTAACGAGTTTTTGTTCTGCAATTGGTAGCACTAAAACCTATTAACTGTTGATTAGCAACTGCACTTCCAAGACTTGTACCACTTACAAAAGAATAATTGGCATCAGGCAATGTATTAGAAAAATTAAAAATTGAATCGCCAGTACCATTATCAGTAAGAGAACTAAGTCCTCCACTTCCTAAAACAGAATGAGAACTATTGTGTTGACACCAAACCCTTACTCCAAAAACTTTTTCTTCTGAACCATAGTTTGCATCTAAATTTATTTCATTAGCAAATAAAGCCATTATAAAACCTCCGTTAAATTAAATTTATACTTTTTCCCATTTCTTCTGTTAATCAAAAAAAGATCCTCTGCTCCTTCTTGTATAGTATAACTTCCGCAAGTTCCGTCAACGTCGTTAGATCTACCTTCGTTAGATAAATTTAAATCATTTGTATAAATATTTCTCCATCTTAAACTTGTGCTTCCTAAATCTTTTGTATTGTTTGCTGACGGTGTAAGAGTTCCAAGTCCAGCAATATCCGTTATTGTTCCTCCTAATGTTACAGATGTACTGCCAATCGTAATTGAACTTGATCCAGCTAATGCAATAGTTCCGTCAGCGTCAGGTAAAGTCAGTGTTCTATTAGAAGTTACCGATGCAGGAGCTTTCAATATTATGTAATTTGTTCCATTAGAACTCGCTTCACTAAATCTGATCTCATTTTCATTATTTAAAGTTATACCATTACCATCAAATGTAAGTTGTTCTGTACCACTTGAACTAAATCCCATCACATTTGCAGATTTCCTAAATAAACCTAAATCTGTATCTGTGTCAAAACTTAATCCTGGTGTTGATGCACTATTTGAGTCATCTATAAGAAGTTGACCTGTCATGGTTCCACCTGATTTAGATAATAAACCTAAATTTGCTTGATCAATATTTCCTATTTCTGTAAAACCACCATTGGAACTATTTCTGATTTTTAAAATTTTTGAGGTGGTATTTAAAAAAGGCATGCCAGCTACACACTGACTTGCAGTTAAATCAGTAGATTTAGAATTACTTGATTGGATAGCAGCAAAAACATTATTGAGATCAATTCTGACATTCGCCCCAGAAGCATTTTCGATTGTATAATTTGTTACGTCAGCCATAGTTAATAACTATTTTTCTCCATGTTACCCTCCTTTGCCGAAACCAACAGCACTGTAGGTAAAGTTCCTATCAATACTAGCACCACTCTCGTTTTTAAAGTGAACAGTAAAACCAGTTCCAGATATATTTGTAAGTTCATAAAACTCTTTAGTACCCATATTCTGAGGAGAAATATTAACAGAAGGTAAGAAATTATTTAGATTACCTAAAGCTGACGTTCCAACAAAAAATGGGGCTGTAAATGTTACTGCCTTTGCTCCTGCTCCAGACGCTATAACAGATGATTGTTCTGTTCTAGAAGGCATGGATGCTATGTATCCAGCTTGCTGTAAACTCATATTTTGTGCTACATCTGCTGTATTTAAAGTAATTCTAAATTGAAATCCTCTGCCTTTAAATGTTCCATTAGCAAAATCATTAAAAGATGTATAAGTAGGAGAGCCAGAGGGATTATCTGTAGTAGTTCTAACAGCTATTTTAGCGTTGGCGTCATTTGCCACTGTTCCATCAAAATCTGTCCAAGTATCAATTAAATCTGTTCTATTATCAAATTGATCACCTACATAAAAACCAACCCCTTGAAAATGTCTTTTTAAAGTAAGAGAGAATATACCACCAAGATCAAGAGTTTCTACAAAGTCATAAGTACCACTATTATTTGCTGTAGGATCTGTAAGTTTTAATCCACCAAGATTTGAATCAAATACAACATTAGACTTTGTTCCGTTAAAAGGTGTTGAATCTGTATCTTCTCTGTCATTTTTAACAACTATAGAATCAAGAATATCAACAATGGATAAAGATACACTAGCGGGATTAACACTAAATCTACCTCCATCGTCTTGAAATTTTAAAAGATAAGTTCCTGGAAGAGCAGCACAGATTACATCTGTTGAATTACCAGCAACAGCCTCAACAATATCTTGTGCTGATTGGAAACTAGCAGATCCACCTATTTGATTAGTATGCCTTACATAAACACGACCACCGTGAAGTACATCTATCGCTACTGCTTGCTTGAATTTAAGTCTGACAAATTGTTCATTAATAGGTTCAATAGTTAAATCAGAAACATCTTCTGGTAATGCTGTTTTACCTTTTGCTATAAATGTTGTAGTAGTGAAATTAGTAGATAATTGTAAAGATAAATTATATGAAAATACTTCGATAGTATATTCACCTTTTTTAGTATCTAAAAGTTCAAAATCACTACTAAATACAATTTGTGAAACATAGTTATTATTTTCAAATTTATAATTTACTAAATACTGAGTTACTCCTTGAACAGGTTGCCAATCAATAATTAACTTACTTCGAGCAATATTATTTATAACAATAGTTTTTTCCGTGACAGTAAGGTTACTAGGAGAAGGAACTGGTGCATTAAGTAATGAAATGTTTCGTGTTGGTAGGGCAACTCCATTTTCTATAAAATTATACTTACCCTCAACATAAGTTAAAGCTGTAATTACATAATTAACTTCATCTTGCTCTTCAACTTGAATGACTCTAAATAGTTGTGTTTGAAGTGTTGTGCTTGAAATAACGTAAGGTGAATTTGTATTAGGTGCTGAAGAAAAAGCATTTACTGTTAAAACTGCACCATTTATATCTGTAATTGATTTCGTTTCAACTGTCCCGTCAGACAAAATAACACTAATAGTTGGATTATCTCCCAAAGCAGGCATATTAGTTTCCGTTACTGCATCAATAGTTATAGATGTTGTTGAAGCAGCTACAATACGACCACCTCTTCTAGCTCCTGCTCTAACTGGATCGTTGACTTCGATTACAGATCCAGGTCTAACAACAATACCAGAATCTATAGAAGTGCTAAAAGTAATTGTCTCAGATTCATTTTGCTCAGCGAAAAGTATTGCACGACCTAATCTTGCAGCTTGATTACGAGATGTACAAGCAAAGGCTTTGACTTGTTTTACTATTGCTCCAAATTTAGATATAGCTGTATCATCCTCTACAACTTCAAAATCAACTTCCTTTGAGTCCATGTTGAAATAGCTGACAGATATAACAGTATGCCTAGTTTTTAAACTGCTACCTGAGTAATTAAAACCACCTTCTCCTACGTTTGCCAAGTTAAATAAATAACTGGCTGTTGTAGGTTTATCCTGAGATATTGTTATACCACCAGCGGACCATATAGGCATACATCTCATCACACCTGCCAATTCATTTATTGCTGCAAATGCTTCTTTTGGACTTTGTATATTTACATTGCAACTAAATCTAGCTTCTTTCGCTCCTGATCCTGTGCCATCGTCTACTTCTTCATTGGCAAACTTACTTGCTGCTACAAAACTAAATAGATCTAAATTATTATCTGTAATATGATTTCCTAATCCATAACGAGTATTAGTAAGCAAATCAAGTAAACACATAGCAGGGCAGTTAGTGTAAGTTGCTGCACCCATAACTCCATTAAAGATGTAACCACTTGGATAAATTATTCTGCCTGTTTCATTGTCAACAGTAGGAGTACCAGAACTGGAAGCACCTGCTCCTGGTATTCTTACTTTTATACCTCTTATACGATATTTTCTTGTAGGAATACGATTAAATTGTTTACTATCAAGCCTTAAAGCAACATAAGCACTATTTGGATAAGAGGAATTGTTATCTATAACTTCTTGAAGGCTTGTAAATTGAAAAGCATTTACTCTATTATCTTCTGTGCTATCTGCTGTAACACGCACTACTCTTATATCAACAGGAAAATCACCAGTAATATTTATTCTATGATCTCTTGCATAAGCATCTGCTGTTCTGCCACTAACAGAACTTGAGATAATATCATTAAAACCACCAGAATTATATTGAACTTGAATCTTATAAGCTACTGTATCACCTACTATATCTCCGTCATCTTCTGCTACTTGTATTTGAGGCCAAGTTAAAGTAACAATAACAGCATCAACATCTGTGTTCGTAACTTGTCTTGTCACAGGATTAGAAGTAGTTACAACAACAGACACACCAGTAGGTGATCTGCTTTCGGCAGCGATACCACTCATGGCAGTTTGATTTGACGTTCCAAACTTAGATTTAAAAGTTACATCTGTGAAATTGAAATCGTTGCTATCAGGATTTGAGCTAGTAGCATTTGAATTTAAAATAGGAGTATCGTCAAGAAAAACATCTTTTAAACTTGCATTTTCATAAGCAGTTGTTCCTTTTACAAGACCTTCTTTAGAAGCGGAGGCAAAACCTTCTATTTCACCTTCAGAAATTAAATCTTGAACAGTAGCAAAAGCTCTGCTATGTAAAGTATCAGGAGCACGGTATGGAGGGGGTGGTGGCTTCGGGCCACCTCCAGAACCTTTAATAATTTTAATTTCGTCTGTCATGCTTCTACCTGATTAGTGTCAATTGCTGCACTTATTACAACACTTCCTGTAAATATTTCACCATAAACTATTGGAATTGGAGTACCAGCCCTTGAAGTATTCTGAACTCCACCAAAGTTAAATGATAACTGAGGATCTTGCTCAGACTTAAACTCTTGCGGTTTTGGTAACGGAAAAAGTAATTCATTAACTCCCATGAGCACTAAACCTAAACCCAGATTACCAAGTGCTGCACTAAACCCTAAACCTCCAGTAAATCCTCCGAAAGTAAGAGAAAGTGATGTTCCTCCTGTAGCGACTGCTAATCCTATAATTAATGCTCCCATTAAAAGTTTTCTACCACCACTACCAGCACCACTTATAGCTGGTATAAAATGTATATCTTCTTGTCCAATAGGATAATCAATTTCATCTTTATCAATATCATACTTACCTACTTTTACCTGATAATACTTTGGACTCATATACGTTTCTAAATCTGGAAAGTTATGTATTAAAAAACTTACAGCTTGTGCAACACTACTAACCTTTACCTCAAACTCTTTATGTCCGACAAATTCTGCCAGTTTTCCATATAGTTTTACTTTACGAAGCATAGCGATACCTTTTACCAGTGCATTTTAACAACCACTCTGAATAGGGTTCTCTACAAGATAGTCTATCGGTTAAATGATGAATAACATCACCATCAAAAAATAATGCTACATGATTTAAAGTTGGATGCAAAATACTCATTAATAAAACATCTCCATTTTCTAATCTTTCATCTTTTCTAAGTTCTCTAAAACCTGTTCGCCAAGCACAACTCTCAAATAATGGATTATGTAAAAACTCTTCGGGAGTTGTTGGCCTTTCCCAATCCTTAAGCACAATATTCTTTTCTTCTTTATACCAATCTCTAACTAAACTCCAACAATCAGTAACACCCCAAACCCATTCACGACCCAATATCGGTGCTTTATATCCTGATGGTTCTAAATACCCCCATTGTTCTGTTTTTGGATTAACTATGTACCAGGGAAGCCCACTATCTTCACAACTGACTTTATCTGCCTGACTAGGAATAGGTGGAGTAATTGGATGGCTATGAATAACAGCTACAATCTCACCTGTCTTATCTGCCTTTACATAATCTTCTGGGTCTAAAATGAAACATTGATGATCTGTTAAGGCAAGATTACGGCAGGGATAATATCTTTCTTTACCCTTTACATTCAGTAATAATCCAACAGATTCTTTAGGGTCTTGGTCTTTCGCATGAACCAATGCTTTATCTTTCCAACTCATTGAACAAACGTACCAATAGAAGGAAAAATAGATCGAGTCGCTTGACGGCCTGGAATACGAACTCCTGCAAGATCCGTTGGGGCTGCAAGTTCAAATTCAACTACTTCTCTGTTCTCTGCTGACTTTCTATCTATTGAGTATATTTCTTGAGGAAACTCTGCATTTGGATCTGGAGTACCAAATGGATTACCTGTAGTTGTGGTTGAGGAAGTTGTTGTTTGTTGAATCGTATTTGGGTTGTTCATTGTGATTGTATTACCCATATTGTTTCCATGACTTGTACAGTAATATCTTAAATCGCTTGGTGCGTCTGGATATGGAGGCTGAAAAGTTGTTATATAATTTGTTGAACCAGCGTTAGTTCCTGTGTTTGTTACTCCAGTTGTATAACCACCGCCACTGTCTGATTTAAAAGCAAGTTGGTGATTTATATTACTTGAGTGTTCTTGATTGAAAATATAAGTTGATCCACGTTTCATTGTGATAACTGGTTTTTGTACTCCATTAAGAGCAAAAACATTATCACCATTAGAATCTTGGACTACTGTAACAGTATATGTTACAGTTTCAGCATCAGAAGGATCAGCCACCGTCTGAGTTGATGTAGTTGTTGTCGTAACATCAGCAAAATTAGCATCATCAATAAACTTAGCAAGCGTTCTTATTCTTGTAACAGTAGCTCCAGTAAGATCATTACCTGCTGTAGTTTCATTTACAGATAACAAAATTGCAGAAATAATACCTGATCCTGCAATAGTCCCTGAATTACTAACTGTCATTTTTGGACGAGGCAGTTGTCCTTTTTGGAAAGCAAAACCTGTTACCTGTATGGGAAATCTTAAATAAGAATCACCCTTCCAAACTATTTCACCATTTGCATTAAGACTACTGCCAGCATGAAAACGAAAAATATCATTCGATCCATGTAAGGATGTAGATAGCTGCAATGTAAATAATTCAATAATTGCAGAGGGATTTATAGATTGTAAGTCACTAAATACTGCTGAATTAACTGACATTAGGATGCAGGTTCAAATACTTCTCTGAATGTAGCTTGAATTGTAGCTCTATTGTTATAAGGTATCGACTTACTCCAACTTTCGCAAACAAACTGTGATGAACTAGCCTCTCCAGGTGGTGTAAAAGTAAAGCTGGCACTATCATTTGCTCTTGCATCTAAAAAAGTTTCTATCGTATCTGATTCTGTTTGGGATACTTCAAAAGTAAAAGTAAATTCTTTTGGATTTTGATGCTGTGCTAAACCTAGCAAGATTCTATGTTCATAGCCATCAGCGAAACGTATGGTGCGTGTAAATGGTTTAGATCTTTTTCTTTGTCCGTATGTTGGTAGTATCGAGGGAAAAGTAGCCATTATGCAAGTAAACCTCCTGGACGTTTCTGCTGTAATAATTCAGATTGTACTGCAACTGAGATAAGACGACCAAGTTCTCTACCTTCTTTTTCATCTCCTTCAACAGAAGAACCAGAAGCATCTACGTTTACTACTACAGTTGTTGAACCGCCAAGTGCATGGTTTGGTGTTACTGTTCCTGTAACTCCAGGTGTAAACAATTCTGGACCACGCTCTCCAACTAAATGAGTCTTTCTTCCCCTAGCTATTCCTCCATCAGCCAGCTTAAAAGGATTTGGCATGGAATCTAAAATACCTAAGAAATCGGTGCTGGAATTACTTTTTTTATTCCCACCAAACATTCCAAGAATTGAACCGAATAATCCTCCACCACCCCCTAATGTTCCTCCTGGATTACCAAATAATGCCATGTTAAATGCAGCATCAATTAATTTATTCAATACATTATTCAGCATATCGTTTAATGTAGATGTTCCACGAATAAGACCCTGTAAACCATCGGCAACGTCTGTGGCAAGTGATTGACCTAATGATTTAAATTGCTGCCTTACCATTTCGGCTTGTTGTGCCTGTTTTTCTAATAAATTATTTTGTTTTAGTAAATTTTCAATTTTATTTACATCTAGTTCTTCTAAGGTTGCTCCATCTTCAATCATTTCTTTTATTTTTGCATCAAGTTCTTGTGCTAGTAAAACTTCCTCATAATTACCATCAATCTTTGCCTGTAATAAAGCATTTTGTTGTCTTACCTTCTTCAACCTGGAATCTTCAATCATATTTATAGTTGTCTGTCTTTCTAAACCTTTTCCTACCAACGCAAGCTCTTCTCTTCTAGCGTCTATCTGTGCTTGTAATTCTGCCCTTCTATCTGACGCTTTTTTAGCTCCTGATCTTCCCTTACCACTTCCAGATACATTTGCTAATTCAGTTTGTAAAGCCAGTAATGTTGGATCGGTTGCTGATCCTCCTATTTCTGCAAGCCTGTCTCTTTCTGCTCTTTGTGCTGGTCCAGCAAAAGGTGTAGCCAATAAATTAAGAACAGGTAATAATGCAGCAAGCATTTTTGTTCCTAATATTTGGAATTGATTTCCTATTAATCTGCTAACCTCTCCAAAATCTTTTAATCCTTTAACTGCATCTGCACCTATAGCCTTATTCATCTGTTCAGTTACGGCTGCTAATGCAGCTTGTGTTCCTTCTGTCTTTTTAATTAGCTGTATCTGTCTTTCTCTTTCTGTTCCGTTTGCTCCCAAAGCGGTGGTCAACCCTTCAATATCAGGAGTCAATCTATTAAATGCCTGACCTAATTTAGCTGTGGAATCTGTAATTTGTTGTACTTGAGTTAGTAGTGCAGTAGCAACTAAACCTCCAGCAAAACCTCCTGTCTGTCCTCCTAACTTTCCACCAATTAATCCACCCGTAAAACCAGCAGCAGCACCTAATGGTCCTTGTCCAAATAACAATGGAAATGCACCACTTATCAATGCTCCTGATAAAACACCACTTCCACCTGTGCTTCCTCTTCCTGGAAGCATCTGACCCATAGGACTAAAGTTAAGTGGAGAGCTAGGACCTAAAGGTATTTTTGAGCTAGGTCTACCTCCTGATGTTTTTCTAGTAGGTGTACCTGTTTTAGTTGTACGCTTTGTTAAATTTAATTCTTCCTTTTTTAACCTATTTGTTTTTTCTAATTCCTTATTAACTCTTTTTTGGGTTCTTTCCTGTTTTAAAAGTAATGCAGCCTTATCCCTTTCGTTTTTAAGTAATGTCTTAGAATCGCCCTTTTTTCCCTGTGCTAACGCATTTAGTTTTGATATTCTTCTTTCTAAGTTAGATATTTGCTGATTTATCTTCCGAACATCTAACTTAATATTTACATCGTAATTAGAGCCAGCCACTAATTTTTAGAAAACATTAAACCTAGTTTAGCGTACCTTGCGAGTTTGAGCCTTTCTTTTTGCATCTTCGTATGCCTTTTCTTCTTGTTCAGCTTTATGATTGAAATATGCGTTCCAGCCATACATTTCTTCCAAAGACATTTTGTTTCGTACTTCAACTAATGTCATGCCTAACTTTTCTGCAATAAAAAACTGCATATAAAGGTAGCCATTCTTTTTTAACTCAGCTTTTTACGGCATCAGGGGTAGCCTCCTCGCCCAACTCCTGCATCTTTGTCATAAGTTCTAACAATACTGACAGTGGTATTTCTCTTCTAAGACTTGCTCTATCAGCTTCGGTAAATAACTTGTTACCGCTTTCATCTTCAGCCTTACCGATGATTACCTGGAGTGCAAAGTCTAAACTTCCTTCTTCCTGACCTCTGTTTGCTTTTATTAGAGTAGTATTTATTGTATCTCTATCAGCAATAGTTAAAGGTGTCCAGTAAACTTTCAAAACTA